CGAAAGTGTGTTTACATCATAATATAAATTAAGTATATTGTATACCACATCGCAACCGGATTGGCCGAACGCGATAGTAAGGAGATGCAATGGCTATACAACTGAAGAACACGGCCCAAGTTGCCGTGAATGGCTTGAAGGTGCTTGTTTATGGGCACGCCGGTTCAGGCAAGACTACGCTGGCGGCAAGTATGCCAGCGCCAATTATCATATCCGCAGAAGGCGGCTTGCTGTCCATCAAGGATGCAGGGCTGGACTACATTGAAGTCAATTCGATGGATTCTCTCATGGAGGCTTTTGAGTACGTTGCCGCAAGCGGCGACAAGTACGCCTCTGTCGTGCTCGACAGCATCAGCGAGATCGGTGAGGTCGTGCTGATTCATGAAAAGCGCATCAACAAGGATGGCCGCGCCGCATACGGAGAAATGGCGGTCCAGATGACGAGCATCATCCGCGCCTTCCGCGACCTTGCGGGCAAGCACGTGCTCATGACCGCAAAGGTAGAAAAGTCTCAGGATGAATCCGGGCGCATTCTTTATAGCCCATCAATGCCGGGTGCAAAAGTCGGGCAGCAGCTTCCTTACTTTTTCGACGAGGTGCTGGCCCTGCGCGTCGAAAAAGACGCCGAAGGAATCGCACAGCGAGCCATCATGTGCGACAGCGATGGTCTGTGGCTTGCAAAAGACCGCAGCGGCAAGCTTGACGCATGGGAAGCGCCAGACATGGGTGCGATCATTGCCAAGATTGGTGGCGTATGAATCTGTCCGATTTGTCGGCCCAATGGATAGCCGCAAAAGAAGCCGAGAAAGCAGCTCAGGACGAGCGCCGATTGGTTGAGGACAGAATGTTGTCTTTGATCGGTCTGTCCGAAGCCTTTGATGGCACAGAAAATGCCGCCGCAGGAGAGTACAAGATCAAGCTGGTCGGTCGCTTGAATACCAAGATAGACGCCGACAAGCTGCAAGAGATCGCCATCGAAAGCGGCTTGACTGAGCACTTGTCCAGCCTGTTCCGATGGAAGCCTGAAATAAATGTGCGAGTCTGGAAAGCAGCAGACGAAAGCATCACGAACACCCTGCTTGAAGCAATTACAACAACACCCGGCAGACCATCGTTTGCCATCACTTTAGGAGAATAAGAATGGCTTTTTTGAACGAAACATTTAGCACAGACGAACTGCCCAAAGGCACTGGCGGAGACTTCACGCCGCTTCCAGATGGCTGGTATACAGCAAGCATTGCAGCAGCAAGCCTTGAGACAACAAAGGCAGGCACCGGGCAGTACATCAAGGTGCGCTATGACATCACCGGCCCGACGCATCAAGGTCGGGTCGTATTCGGCAACTTGAATATCCGAAACCCAAATCCGAAGGCCGAGGAAATCGGGCGCCAGCAGCTTGGTGACCTCCTGCGCTCCATCGGCATCGCAAAAGTGTCTGACACAGATCAGCTCATCGGCAATCGCTGCTCGATTAAGCTGGTGACAAAAACCTCCGAAGGTTACGAGCCGTCGAATGAAATTAAGGGCTGGAAAGCGATCGAAGGCGCTTCTATCCCGAAGCCAGCAGCAAGCCCAAGCGCACCAGCAACGGCACCGTCAAGCCCACCTTGGGCGAAGAAGTAAAGGAGATGGGGCTGGAAACAGCCCCTGTTTTTTATGCAGATACCAGAATCAATGAACACCTTATCCGCAGCCATCGACGTCGCGCATGAACAACGTCAGGAACGCCCCAGAAGCCACATGGGGTGCTCCATGCTCGGAGAGCCATGTGAGCGCAAGCTGTGGCTGTCTTTTCGCTGGGCAACGCCTGAGGCTTTCCCCGGTCGAATCCTGCGCCTGTTCCGTCGCGGTCAAAATGAGGAAGCAACGGTAGTATCTGACCTTCGCGCCGCCGGGTGCCATGTGACCGACACCGGCGAAAGCCAGAGCCGTGTTAATTTCGGGTGCCACGTCTCCGGCAGCATTGACGGCATCATCAAGTCGGGAGTGCCTGAGTCGCCGAGCAAGCCGCACGTTCTTGAGATAAAAACGCATAGCCTGAAGTCCTTCAACGACCTCGAAGCAAAAGGCGTACAGGCATCAAAGCCCCTGCATTGGGCGCAGATGCAGGTCTATATGCTCGGCGCGAAAGTGGACCGCGCTTTGTATTATGCGGTGTGCAAAGACGATGACCGTATCTATACCGAGCGGGTCAGACTGGACAAGGAAAGCGCGGAAGCGTTGGTTGAAAAAGGCCAGCGCATTGCTTTGACCGAGCGGATTCCAGAGCCGATTGCAGGCGCGTCGCCCGCTTGGTATCAGTGCAAGTTTTGCTCATCGTATGAGTTTTGCCACAAGACCAAAACAGCAACAAAAGCAAATTGCCGCACCTGCTCGCACTCAACGCCGAAACAAGATGGAAGCTGGCATTGCGCCCGCTGGGGCGACAGCATACCGATAGAGGCGCAACACGCCGGGTGCGATAGTCATGTGATGCACCCTGATCTTGTGCCGTGGACATTGGCTGGCGGGTCAGGAGACTGGTCTGCAATCTATGAAATTTATGACGGGCAGACGGGCAGAGAGGTTATCAATGGCGAAGATGGTTACAGCAGCAGCGAGTTGTTGGCAAACCTGCCACTTGCACTCAGCGGAGATGAAAACGTGGCGGCACTGCGTGAACAATTTGGGGCACGAATATGCTGAGAGAATATCAACAACGATCAATCGACCAGCTCTATCGCTGGTTTGGTGATGGTGGCGAAGGCAATCCATGTATCGTGCTACCAACGGGGTCAGGCAAAAGCCACATCGTCGCAGAGCTTTGCAGAGACGCGCTTCAAAACTGGCCTGAGACGCGCATTTTAATGCTCACTCACGTTCGTGAATTGATAGCACAGAACGCCGAGAAAATGCGCCAGCATTGGAAGGGTGCCCCGCTCGGAATCTACTCTGCTGGTTTGGGCAAGCGTAACCTTTCCGAGCCGATAACCTTTGCCGGGATTCAATCGGTGCGAAACAAGGCCGACCAGATCGGGCACGTTGATCTGATTATTGTTGACGAGTGCCACCTTATCGGTCACAACGACGGAGGTGGCTATAGAACGCTGATCGGTGACCTGATGGAGATCAACCCGGCCCTGCGCGTAATCGGCCTGACAGCGACGCCATATCGCTTAGGGCACGGCATGATTACAGACAAGCCCGCGCTGTTTGATGCTTTGATCGAGCCGGTCAGCATCGAGGAGCTGGTGCATAAAGGTTACCTTGCGCCGCTGCGCTCAAAGATCACAACCGAAAAACTGAGCACGGACGGCCTGCATAAGCGAGGCGGCGAATTTATCGAGAGCGAAATGCAGGCAGCTTTCGACACCGACTTGCACAATGAGGCGGTCGTTTCTGAAGTAATAAAGCTCGCAGGAGATCGCAAGGCGTGGCTGTTCTTTTGCGCCGGGGTGCAACACGCGCATAACATCGCGGCCATGCTCAAAGAGAACGGAATCTCAGCAGAGTGCATTACAGGCGAGACGCCGAAAAAACAGCGCGATGAAATGATTTCAGATTTTAAAGCCGGAAAGATTCGCGCTCTGACGAACGCCAATGTGCTGACGACTGGATTTGATTACCCCGATATTGACCTCATAGCTATGCTTCGCGCCACGATGTCGCCAGCCCTGTACGTCCAGATGGCTGGCAGAGGATTGCGCCCAAAGAGCCATACAGACCACTGTATGGTGCTCGACTTTGCTGGCGTGGTCGAGACTCACGGCCCGATCACCAACGTGACGCCGCCGAAAAAGAAAGGCAGCGGCACAGGCGAAGCGCCGGTAAAGGTCTGCGAATCCTGCGGCGAGATTGTGCATATATCGGCAAAGGTTTGCCCAGCCTGCGGTGAGCCGTTCCCGGTGCCTGAAGAAAAAACCTATCGCCTCTATGACGGCGACATAATGGGCGCAGACCCGTCTGAAATAACCGTTACAGATTGGCAGTGGCGTAAGCACACAAGCCGGTCATCTGGTAAAATAATGATCGCCGTTAATTATTATGGAGGCATTTCAGACCCAATCATTACAGAATATTTTACTATTCTACATGAAGGGTATTCAGGCACGGCAGCAGTGCAGAGTCTTTCTGCTATTGCCAGCCAGTGCGGGGCAGTGTCAGCGATGAAAAATTCTGATATTGACGAGATATGCTACGAAATGAATATGGGAAGAAAGCCGGAAAGAATCAGATACAAAAAAGATGGCAAGTATTTTAGAGTCACAAGGAGAGAGTTTTGATTTATAAGCAGCCTCAAATAATAACCGATTATTACAATAGACGACCGCCAAAGTGCTGTTTTAGCTGTGAGTATTTTCTACTCAAAACGGCAGAATGCACAAAGCACCATCAGGTCGTTCCCGAACAATTCGCACAGGAGTTTGACGTATGCCCCGACTGGTCGGAAATGCGAATACCGTTCTGAAAGTGCCATCCGAGCATGAGGAGCAACGGGAGTTTGTCTGGTGGTTTCGCAGGGCTTTCCCGCTTGTCCGTATATTCGCCATCCCAAATGGCGGTGCTCGCTCAAAGCGCGAAGGCGGCAGACTCAAACTGGAAGGCGTCAGCCCCGGAGTTCCAGATTTATTTATTCCAGAATGGCGTCTATGGATTGAGTTCAAGAAATCAAAGGGCGGCAGCGTATCAGCAGAGCAAAAAGATTGGATCGCCTATCTGAACCGCTTGGGTTATAGCACTTTTGTGGCCCGTGGTTGCGCCGCCGGGAAAGAGTACGTCTTGAATTTTAAAGAAAAAAAGGAAATGGAATAATGGATATAAATTGCTTAGAATTTATCTTGTCAGAAAAGACAAAGCAGATGGCTTGCGCGGATGAATTACTGACTAAAAAGTTAGAAATTGAAATAAGAATGATGAAGACAATCATTAAAGAATACGCCAGCGCGTAACGCATTCCCGCCTCTGTACCTTTTACGGTCGTAAATTGGGTGTGCAGACAGGGGCGGGAGTTTTTGAAGATAAACAAAGCAAGGAAAAAATATGAGTGGATTTACAGAAACCGGCTTTCCCAAAAGAGGATGGAAAGGCATGGGGGCATCTTTTGATGTTGGCGAAGGGAATTATTTGCAGAAAGAAAAAGATAAGCCTTTGCGCCAAGTTTTTCTTAATTACCAAAAAAGATTTTGCGAAACTTGCAAACAGCACAAGGTAAGAGGAAAAAGAAAGGCAGTAAAAGGCTGGAAGTGTGACGATTGTTTTGAATGTAAGGATAAGAATGGCTCAGTCAATGCTTGATATTCTAGCAACCAGAGAGGAAAAGCGCCCGCTCTGCTTCTCGCCTGCGCTCAAGACCTCGCAGCACCACACCGTTCGACTTGCGCCATTTCAAAAATTCATCTGCCGCGCCAGCGTAGTCCCCGCGATTGTATTTCATTCGCAGGGTGCTGGCTTGTAAGTTTCCTAGCCCGATATTGAAAGCAAGACTGCCAACTGCATCAAGCTGAGACTGACTACCGCCAATAGCAGGGCATAGTCGTAAAACCCCATCCGAAAATTGAACCAAATCTTTCTGCAATAATTCATCAATTTCGTCATACTCATATGCTCGACTATGCTCTGATTTAAGCGGGTAGGAGGCTCTTTCTGGGGTCTTTAGGCGTGCTTGGTCTGGATACAACACATGACCATACCCTATCGTCCAAAGCGCAGCAGGGCAGCGATATGGCGTGTGCTGGCACCCTTCAAAAGCTTTTATTAACTCAATGCCAGCGTCGGACATTTTCACTTGCTAAACGCTCTGCCGCCGAAGTGGAATGCAATGATTGCCGCCAGTATGCTCATCTCATCATCTGAGAAGACCAGCGTCATGGCGTCAGCAAAAGCCACGCCAGTGGAATAGGCGTACCAGATGGCAGCAATATCCACGACGACCAGCAGGCCAACGAAGACGTATGTCACGATTGGTCGGACAGAAGCCCGCAGGTTAATTACCCACGTGCTGGCACCGTCCCCAATCTTCATATCGTGCTTGTACATGGCGACCCGTTCTTGCGCTTGGGTCTGCATTTCAACCTGATCGGTTTTAATTTCCTCGACTCTCGCCTGCGCGATGTAGCCCTCTTTGGCGAGCGCAATATCACGCGACTGCTGCATAGCCATAAGCGCCAGTTCGTGCTTTTTGTCGCCTCGGTCTTGAAAGTAATCCATCACTTTAGGTAGCCCAGCGGAAGCAAAGCCTAGCAGGGTAGATAATAGAGTCATCATTATTTGTCTACCTTTGCGGATAAGCTGCTAATAATGGAATCAACCTTCTGAAATAGTTTTTCAATATCGTGCCGATACTCATCGCGCTTCACGTATTGGCCAGCTACCAGCACTTCAATGGCGCTGATTCGCACGGTTGTCTCGCGCTCATTCTCTTGTAACTGTTTGATTTCGCTCCAAATATTGTTCAGTAAAAAACCAGCGAGAAAAGAAAACCCACCCAAAACGATATTGAACATGACCTGATAATCCATTCTTGAATGCTCCTTTATTTTCTCAGCGTGACTTTCGTGGCCCCAGAAGCTGGCAGCGTGCCGTTGTTTGCGTTGCCGCTTGAGTCAGTCCATGTGGTGTCCGATGTTGGCAGCCCGCTCGGCTCCAGATTTAACGTGTTGCCGATACGTTTCAAATTGAAAGCACTGATATACATGATGTCGTTAAGCGTTGTCGACGACGATGTGCTAGCACTGGTACCTGTGTAAATTCTGATCCCGGTCGCGGCCACTGCGGCAGTAAATTCGTAATAATACCGCACCCACGCGCCTTTGGTGACATTGGATTGTTGAGTGCTTGACGCGAGGACAGTGCCAGATTGATTGCCTATCAGGAACGAATCAGCACTGACGTTTGCAATCGGGAAATTTACGATTATTTCAATGGAATAGCGCAGTCCCAAAGTGAGCGCGACAGTCTTTGCAATGCGACGCCCCGTGCCAGTGCTGCTGCACGTTGATCGCAGTACATTGTCCACGCCATCAATCCCGTCGATGTTGCCTGCCACGGTCATGCTGGTCCCGGTCCAGCCATCCACGCCCACACTAAAATCGCTCGCATAGACCGGAGTCTGTGTTCCTCCTACATCTACCGCAGCGACGCCGCTTTTCTCCAGTGCCGTTACTTCAGCAAGCGACAGCGCCCGGTTGTACGGATAAGCGGCACGTATGGTCATGTCAGACCCGGCAGCATTTGTACCCGCAAGGTACAAAATACCCGTGTTTGAAATGGTCGGCGGGGTCGCCGCAGTGATTGCAACCGACGTGCCTAGCTGTGCGCTGCTGACCACGAAAACAGCAGAGCCAGCGACCAGCGCCGACTCGCGTGTAACGGACACCGCGCCGAAAATAACGCCGGTCGGAATTGCCACCGTTGAAGTCAGTGACAGGATTGTGACGCCGCCCACCACTGCGATAAATTGCAGAGTGCCGTCAGTGCTGACACACAGCCCCCAATAGTTGCTCGCGTCCTGATATTTGTAGTAAATCCATTGCTGCGCTGCCGGTGTGCTGTCATCCAGCTCCCCCCAGAACGGCAGCGAGAAAGACGTCGAACCCAAATCAAAAGTAGTGCTGTGTGGAACCGTTATTCCAGTTGGCGCCGCCGCAATCATATCGACCGCCAAGCTGGTAGGCAAATCCTGGCCCCGATACAGCGGTCGCAAAATCACAGTGTCACCGCCAGACGGAAAAGATCATCTACTGAAAGCCCGAGAGCCGCGCCAACGGATTGCACCAGAGGCGAGGAGCGATGCACCTCGGTCTGGAATTCCCAGTCAATCAGGCCCATCGGGTCATCTGCCAATGCCGCCTCGACCTGTGCGGCAGTAACGCCAGCGGTCAGCAGCGCCTTTCGTGCTTGCGCCATTGTGCAGATTGTCGGCGCTTCCTGCTCAACCGGCACCTCTCGGTATTGCGCCCACTCCACCCCGTCCGTCGTGACCGGCGGATAATGTGCGGCCATGAATTCGGCGCTTGCCTCGATAATGTTGAGCACTGTGCCTTGCTGGTCGATTATTTTGAATGTCATGCTCAATACTCCACGATCACTAGACCGGTGCCACCGGCTCTGCCAACAGCCGCATACCCAATTGCTCCTGAGTCCCAGACAATACCAGCACCAGAACCTGCGCCCCTGCCCGGTGTGCCAACATTACAAGAGTTGTCTGCAACGATAGAAGCCCCAGTCCCGGCAAATAAGCCTGATGCCCCGGAGCCTGATCCTCCTGCGCCAGAACCTGCCCCGCCGTTGCCAGCAGTTGCGCTGCTTGCGCCGCCCGCACTAGCAGCAGTGCCAATGCTGTTGAGTTGTGCAACAGTCAGAGAGGAAGCAAATCCGATTCCGCCAGTGCCGCCAGTAGCATTTGTTACCGCAGCACTCGCCCCGGCACTGCCGCCGCCTGCGCTGTAACTGTTAACGGTCGTTGCGGTTGCGGCCCCAGATGCCCCGCCAGTGCCAGCCCCGCCGGTCGCAGCTACCAGGCTCGCGCTTACTACAGCAGCGCCAGAAGCCGCGCCTGTTCCGCGCACTCCTACTGCCCCGCCGCCACTTCCTGCCAGCCCGCTTACGCCGACATTTTGTGCGCTTCCAGACGCCCCGCCTGAGTAGTTTAAATCACCGCCGGTTGCAGTTCCACCGGCAGCGCCCGCAGTTGTTGCTGTGGTGCCGTTAACAGCAGTTCCACCGGCCCCGCCTGTGCAGGTGATAGAAACACCGGAGCCGACAAAGGTAGTTGTCCCGCCCGTGCTTCCTGCCGTCACTCCAGTGGTCGTTCTGGTAGCCGGTAATGTGCCGCCTGTTCCAATCGTGACCGTGTAGGTCGCGCCAGATGCCGCCCAGAATTCTTTCAGCGCACACCCGCCAGCACCCCCGCCAGTTGCGCGTTGTTGCGTCGCACCAGCAGCACCGTTAAAAGACAGCGCACCTGAGCCACCAGCACCAACGACTGTGGCACGGTGCCAGCCGGTTTTTGCTGCCGTGAATGTGCCGCTTGCCTCAAACGCTACCATCTGCCCAAAGTTCGAAGAATTCGGCGTCAGGTTAATAACGCGGAAAGAGGAGGAAGTGTTATACATAATCAGGTACATCTGCCCCGGCCCGATGAAAGAAACATCAATAGTCTCGGCAGCATCCGGGTCGAAAGTCACATAGCCGCCAGTGCTGCGGACGTATGCAAACCAATTTTCTTTCAGCGTAGCAGCCGGATCGAAAGTCTGCGTGAATGTGCCAGATGTATATTCAAAAATCTTTCCAGAATCTTCCGCCACGAATTTGACGTTCGTTGCTCGCTGGAATATCTGCCCGTTGCCGAACATCCGCGACCACTTTCCAGAAGTGCCGGGCACGTCCAGTGTCACATCAGCAGTGTTCGCGTTCAGCAGCCAGAGCGCACCAATATGATCTACCGAGATGCCCGCTGTTTTTGCGCCGGTCTGCGCTGAGTACGCCCCGACATAGTTCGCGCTTGCAGCCGATGCCGTAGCACTGTTTGCAGCCGCTAAAGCGGACACGCTCGCAGCAGATGCCGCAGTCGTAGCCGCAGTCGCGTTGGTATTGACCTCGCCTGCAACCACATTTGCCTCAGTTGCCCACAGATTTATTTCTGTGACCATTGGCCCCAATGCCGCAACGAACGTGCTTGCCGTTGCGCTAAACTCATCCGGTGTTTCTGTAACCGGATCGGGGTTTGGTGGTAGCGCTGTTATGATTTCTGAAATTGTGCTCATTAGATAAGTCCTTTGATTTCAACAAACGCATTGCGCCCGGTGTTTGATATTGGAACGGCCCAAGAACCCAAGAAGCCATAAATGATCGTCATCGAGTAATCTTCTGACCCTACGAACACAATCGGCGTAGCTCGATATTCTTCCAAAATTCGTGTGGCTTCGGATTCGAAACCCGGAGTCACCTTGAAATCCATGTTCAGCCGTTTTGAGTATGCGCCCTGAGTTAAGGAAACCGTTCCAGTGGCTGATTCAACCGCTTGAGAGTAGTCGTTAATACTTCGATTGGCTTCCCACTGAGTAGCGCCCAATACTTTTTCTTTACCTATAACCATTATGCCACATTTGGCATCGTACCCGGTATTGTCCAGCGTTACTGTCATCGTGTTGCCAGCATAAGGAGGAATATCAGAGAACACCACGTCAGCAATGCGAACCGGAGACTCAAAAAACCAATCGTACCAAGTAAGCACTCCGTGATTTGTCAGGCTTTTTGTTTCAGTGTAGCCAGTCGTGCCTTGCAGGATTGTTGCGCTCGCTGCCTCTACGTTCAGGAGAGCCACCGAAGTGATGCCGACAACAGGAGTAAATTCAACTTCGATTGTGTCTGCAAAAACGGTCTGGGTTTGATACTCAGCATCAAACATTTTCCAAGCGTTCGTGTAGCCAGTCAGGGTCCAATTTACAGGCCCGGTTGCGTCCGTAGGGTCGTGTCCGGAATTGGTGCCCGGATGGATTGACTTGTAAATACCGTGAGTAGCAACGTCGGCACCGTTTGCCGTGGTTGTCACCATGCAAGTCTGACCAGTAGAAAAATTAGTTGCAGGAAGCCATTCGGTGGTGTCGGCTTCCGTCACGTTGTTTGCCGTGACGATAGCATCAACAATCGTAATTGGTCGGATTAACTTAAAGTCAGATGCAGCCATTACACAATCACCGTAAAGTTGGAACCAGCCCAGCGATCAAGAATTTCAAACGTGCGTCGATTGTACACTTTCTGTTCCCGTATTTCTTGCCTCAGCTCGCTCATTTCTGCGGCCATGCGCCTGCTTGAAATAGCATCACTATTGCGCTCTGCAACACTGGTTACTTTTTCGCCTCTGTGCAGCATAGCAGGGCCATCAAACCCAACGTAGTCCACGCCATTGGCAAACGAGCCATTAAGTGGAATAAGAGGATTAACTTCAGGAAGATTAAACGACTGCGGCCCCATAAACCCGGCGTAAGAATTGTCCTGCGTGTTCTTTGCCAGCGCATCCCGAATTGATTGCTGGAACGGAGACGTTACCGGAGTTGAGAAATCAGCACTTGTCATTACCGATTGAATGCGAGCAGCGCCACGCGCAATCACCGCATTGATCTCAGACTCCATCAAGCCTGTAAAATCGGAAATGTGTTCCGCAGTAAGCCCGCGCTCGGCGTATTTCTGGAAAGCCTCGTATGCTTTTTCAATCGAATCCAATTCCGACAGACCGCTGTTGTATGCCGCCAGTACCGACTCGCTGGCACTCTTTCTTGCTTGCTCCATGTGGGTGAGTTCGGCGGCAGAAGTCTTCGCAGTGTCGGAAATCTCAGCGACGGAATCCGTCAGCAGCTTCATCACCTCCTCCGCAGACCCGGCGGATTGCACGGCCTTCAGCAACTCTGCATCGAGGCCAGTGATATGGTCGGCAAACTGCGTCATGTAAAGATCAGTCATGGCGGCAATGTCAGCCGCAGTTGTCATGCCGCCAGTGCCAAGGAACGTTCCAGCAGTGCCCGCTGTGCCTTCTTGACCTACACCGGCAAGCGTTGCCATGCTCAGGTCTACTACGCCCCCGAGCTTCCTTACCAGCTCCGCGCCAGCAGCATCAAGCTGGCGGAAAACATCAATCTGAGCCATCGCTGTTTCTTGCGAAGCGTTGCGAGCAATACCTGTTGCCCTGAAGCCAGAGGCAAACGGGTCTACCTCAAATGTGCTGCCTTGCGCCCCTGTTGTGGGAGCTGTTAGCAGCCCAGCGAATGATCGCTGGTAATTGTCGGGGTCTTTGAAGAAATCATTTTTTGCTGCATACGCCAGCGCCAGCGCAGCAGCTATCGCAATCGTTGCCGGGTTGGTTGCTAATGCGGTGATGGTTGCCATCGAGCCAGCACCGGCAGCAGCGGCAGCAGTCGGTGGCCCCATAGTGCCCGCAGCAATGCCTGTTGCCGTTCCTGTGGCGCCCGCCACGAACTGCCCGACGCCAGAGCCTACAACCGCCGAGCCGATAGCAGATTGCGCGGCAGAGGACGCGACAGAGCCGACAGCAGAGCTGCCGACAGATCCGCCAATGCTTGCCGGTACAGGTATGCCGAGCATAACCATAGCTTTCATCGCCAGCCATTCGGCAATGATGCGCTTGACTGACTGCACGGCTGAATCGGCAATCTTTTCAAACGCCGAGCCGCCATCGTTGGATATGTCAATAAATGCGTTGGTCAGATATTCGTGAGTGCGGCCCCAGCTTTCTGTTGCGGCCCTCGATGCTTCTGTCATCACCTCGCTGGTGTCTTCGCTTGCGGCAGCAAGTCCCTCCGTCGCAGCAGTCACGCCCTGCATGACAAAGGTCGTCTCGTTCATCTTGGCGATGTTTTCGGAGTACGAAAGCCGCACTGCAGAAAGCGAATCAATCAGCGCGTGAACGGCCTCTGTCTTTTTAGCTGTAGAAAATGCGCCATGATCTAGAGCCACCGCAGACTTGCGAAGCTCTGCGATCTGCTCTTTAGTCCGAACGGTGTTTTCAACAATCGAATCTGTACTGGCATCGGTGGCATTGCGAGCAGCAATTGCGTCTCTCGCTCTCTGCGCTGCTTCTTGTCTGCCCTTCTCGATCATGCCGGACAGAGCGCCGCCCGCATTGACGTATTCACGAAGGGATTGCGTTGCTGCATCAATTTTTGCAACCACGTCCGCAAATTCTTCGCCCGCTAAATGAATCCCGTTTTGAGCAAGGAAGGAAGCAGTCTCAACCTCGCGCGCGGCCTCGTTGTGATCCATGTACGCATCAACAAGTTTGTAAACCGCGACGGAGGCTAGTACAGCAACGCCTACCCACCCGCCTGCCAACGATATTGCGCCAGCAAGCGCAGTCTGAGAAATTGCAGCAGTAGCAGAAACGCCTGCTATTCTTGCAAGGGCAGCTTGGTAAGCCAAAGATTGTTGCGTGGCAATTAAAAAAGCTCCAGCAGAAGCGCTCACTGATGCTACAAGCCGAGCACCAATTACAGTGGCTAAAATTTCCACCGTAGTTCCCGCTCTATCTGCCCACTTTGAAAAATCGTCAGACTCTATAAAATTAGTAGTTGCCTGAGTTATTCCAATAAATCCTTTTGCAATATCTCGGAGCACTGGCTCTAGTTTTTCGCCAAATGCGATCTGCAAATCTTGCGCTGCGTTTTGTGCTTTGAGGTAATCGGCGCTCAAAGTGTTCATGTTTATAGATGCTTGCTCGACGGCGGTGTTCGTTCCGCGAAGCGAAACATTCAACTCCTTGGCAACATCCGATTGCGCCAGCAGGGAAGTCGCCGCTGTAAATGCTTCCTGTCCGAACAAGTCCATCAGTTGTGTGTTGTCCAAATTCATGGACTTTAATTCATCAAGCGCACCGACAAGACCGACCAGCGACGGTTGCAGATTGTCGTTGCCGGTGGATTCCAGCTTGAGCAACACCTGACGCAATGCTGTGCCCGCATCAGCACCTTGGCGACCAGATGCCGCCAGTGCTTGAATACCTGCGACGGTTTCTTCAAAGTCCAGTCCCAAAGAGTTAGCAGCAGAACCGGCGTTGCGCATCGCCTCGGTAACAGCACCAACTTCGGCTGTTCCGAATTTTGATGAAGCAGCAAGAGCGTTAATCACCCGGCTCGCGTCAGAGGCAGGAAGTTGAAATTGATTAAGTGCAGAGCCGAGAGCACTCGCAGACTCGGCAAGAGTTGAGCCGGTGGCTTCAGAAAGAATTACCGCCTGATTCGTAACCTCGGCAAGAGCCTCAGCACTCGCTAGCAAGTCAGGCTTTGCAGAAGCAATCAGCTTAAAACCTTCAGCGGCTTGCGATGCCGATATGGTTGTACTGCGTCCAATCTCTCTTGCTTGCTCTGCGTAGAATTCTAGGTCTTTACCACTGGCCCCGGTAATCGCAGACAGGTTTGCAATCGACTGGCTGAATTCTGCCGTCGTGGTGATAACACCAGTAAGGACAGACTTTACTGCTTGGAAAGAGACGTAAGCACCGACAAGGTTTTTTATGCTGGAGGTAGCCCCGGAAAAACCAGTGCTCATCTGAGTAGACGCAGCAGCAGCTTTTTTGGCTTCATCCCCAAGGTTTTTGGTCGCCTGTTCCGCAGTCGAGCCGGTCTTGGCAAGGTCTGCAAGAGCTTTTTCGGCGGTCTTAACTTCCGTTGAATCGACGCCGAGTTTTAACGATGCTTCTGTTGTCATTCGGCGTTTCTCCAAGTTGCTTCAAGTGTCTGGATAATCTTGCGCTCTTTCATGTTGAGCCGGTTACCTGTCAACCATTGCCAATCTTGCATCGACTTTGAATTTACAGAACCTTGAGCGCCTTGATCTGATCGCATTTCAAGCCACCAGCCCCAAAGATATTGCGCGTCGCTTCTAAGGGGCTTTCGGCCTGAAAGCATTTCGTGTGGTTTGCGGGTTTTTCCTTCAAGACTTATCAGGTGCTGACGAAGCGTAGCGCCATCGCCTTGCCGTTCGCTCAATTCTCGCTCTGACCTTGCCCATCTTACAAGATCGGCTGTCAGAGCTTGATAAAATTTTCCAGCGAATTGCTTTTCTGCAATACCTGATCGGCAATCATCTGATTGGTCATGCACAACTTTTTCGCATTATCTGGAGTAAATTCTTCTTTGATTCCACGCCAGCCGACTATGCGAGCAGCAGCCAATTCTTTGCCAATTTTAACAGCATCAAATTCGTAGTCTTTCCCGGTTGCCTCTGTCGCTATTTTTCTGGCGCGCTCTGCTGCCATGATGCTGGCAGTTTCAATTGATACCTTTTCGGATTCAGAGCCAAGCACTTGCAGAAATACTCCAGAGGATTTCCCGTTGTTGAATTTATATTCAAATTCATAAGGGGTCTCGCCAGCAGTCATTGCATTCAGATCATCTAATGAAATCATTTTTATTGCCTCAATTTGCCGTGTGTGTGCTCTTTCCCGCCTTCCCCACGGCAAAGTGAGGTCGGCGGGCAGGGTGCGCGTTTTTAAGCTGCGGAATCCTGGCAGCTTAGAATTGTTTTCTCAGAATTGATACCTGTCCCGCCGCCTGCATTGTACTCCGCAACGAAAGGATAAGTACGGATAATCGCTTTTTCGCCATCATCAGGAGCATCGTCTGTCAGCTTGACAAGCGGCAGGGTGAAAGCAACGAAATCGCTTGCCCCGGTGTTGTCAGCAGTCAGCACGACGTTGATAGAAATATCGGTCTCAGCATCAAACAATGCTTGGATTGTGGTCGAATCGAATTGAGCGGTAAAAGTACCTGACACCATGATCTTGCCGGTGGTCACGTCCTGTCCGAAGTTTGAGCCGATTACAGCGCCAGCATTTTCAGCAGAGTTCGTAATGCTGAAATTGATACCAGTCGCTACAGTCTGCCGGGTGCCATTAATCAGAATCACGCCGTTCGTGGCGTTCATGATGCCGGTAGTTGTTGCAGTCGGAGTGGTCAGCACCTGTGAAGTCCCGAGCGTTCGAGACAAGCCTACTGTGTTGATCGCAATCGTAGCATTTCCGGTAGCAGGCAGCGCCACATCAATCTGACCAATTCGGCAATCTTTGAATGTTTCCGATTTGGTCAGGTCTGAGTAGAATTCCTCAAACGTATAGTAGTCCTTGGTGTGACCAGTGCTCGGCGCAAATGTCTTTTTGCCAGTCACTGTCAGCGTGGTTGTGGTCGAGCTGCCAGCGGTTACGGTAGCAGCATCGAGCGCAATGAATGTAATCGTCAGGGCAACGACGGCAGTCACAAGGAAGTTGCGCGTGTTGTTTGCAGCAACGCTACCGCCAGAAGCCCGAATTACATCACCAACTTTAAAACCATCGGTCAGGAATGTGCCTGTCGCACGCGCAACAGTCCACGCGCCAGCAGTGCCGCCGTAGGTCAGCGTCAGCGCGGTGGAGTTAACCCCGGTTGCAAAGTCTTTTTCCAGAATAGAACCGATCAAACCAGAGTAAGTTGCAGCAGACAGCTCGCCGTTGATTGCACCAACTGCCCTGTGCAGGCCAATGGAAGCCCCGGTTGATTGGTGGTGCGTCTGGATTTCGTTTGACGTGTACGTGTCAACCGGAGCCGTGAAAATGCTCGTCACACGGCGAAGTTCAGTGCCACCGGAACCTGTGGAGCCGGAACCGAGAGCGGTTTGCTTTTTGAATGAGCTTACTTTTAAAATTCCACTTGCAATTGGCATGATTTATCCTCAAAAAAGTTGTGCAAAAAAGCGAATGCGAACAGGCAAGACGTAGCGCCCGCCTTGATTCCTACCCGCCATAATTTCCGGCGTTCGATCAATTACAACAGTAACCCCACCACTTGTAAACGTCGCACCACGCCTAAATGTAGAGCGCAACAGTCCCGCCCTTGTGTATGCCGCTGAGGAGCCAGATTGTTCCGGATAATTCAGATCAACCTGCAATATACCAAGCTCCCTGTAGCCGGAGCCGTAAGACGTATTGTCTGGCTGTGCAAACATCAGGGTGGCCGTCTGAAACTCTGTTGAGGTCACTGGCGGTGTCAGCTTGACGTTCTCCCACGCCGTAGCAAGGGATGGTGACATTGCTGCCAGTGCTGTCTCCAGAGCGGCACGAATAGAAACTGCGCTCATCCAGTAATCTCCTTCACGATCTGCGGGAATTCCAGCTCAGTCAGACCGACCATTCCTTGTGGTGCTTGGCTTGACCATCCCGTTTCCAGTCGCTCTGCATATGGCGTGTTGTTCACAATCCAGTGCATCCCGCCAGCCTTTACCGGGAGCGATCTTTTAACGCGAGAAAGCGCATCATTTTGCACGCCACCCAGTTCGCCAGATGGCTCAGAGTTGAATCCGTATTGCCAATTGTGGCGAAAGTGCCCGCCTACATACCCGGCAGGCGCATCGCGAACAGAAAGAAAATCGACGTATTCGCCATCAACTTTTGCCAGCCACAGATCAGGGTCTCCTACGGGTGATCGGGTCAACACTCTCTGCATGATCTCGATCACAACCTCACGAACGATCTCGCTCATTTTCTGAGGCGCTTCTTCTGTGCAGAATTTGCTCAGGTCGACAGTAAATGTCATGACACCCTCAGATGCAATTCAAACATTACGGTCGTTGCTGCTGGCTTTAATTCCATAACCGAAAGCACAGAATATTCGACGCTTTGGACTATATAGCGATCAGTCAGCGCGGCAGCTCCTGCGCCATCAAGCAGCAATTTCTTGTCTTCAATTTGAATTAGATTTCCAGAAATATACCGCTCTCCTTTGTTTTCGTAATCAAGCAGCACTCCAATTCTGCTGGTGTCTGCCGTAGTCTGTACGCTAATTCCCGTTGAAGTGCTATATGCCCCGGCGCTGTAAGTTCTGCGCGTCACTGTCTGACCGAATTTTGTCAGCAGCTTGGTGGCGGTAGCTTGGGATTTCGCGTAATCAAAGCTCACTTTCTAATCACTTTCATCTGAATAGATGACCCGCCGTTCGAGAACATGACCGCAAGCATGGCATCAACAGCCGCATATCTGATTTCTTGGTTGCTGTACTTGTCATAAGTGACCGCCAGCGGCCCCACGCCTTCACTGGTGACCATTTGGCTTTGATCTGATAGCAGGGTGGCGGTCGCCGCCTTCAGCGCCAATTCAGCGCAAGCGTTGGCTACCAGCACCGGCACAGCGTCATTTGGGTAGTAAGTGGCAATGTAGTCTACGTCTTCCATCGGCACCCAAGAGCGCGGCCATGAAAGCGACTGCGTGCTCGTTACTCGATAGCCAGCCCAGCGATTACGATACGCCTGTTCCATGTAATCGGTGGCGCGTCTCAGGCATTGTTCCCGAATCGTGTCGGAGGCGAGCGCAGCCCAAGCAGCATTGCCTCGCGCAGCGTGATAAGTCGTTGCGTCTGCTACGCTGACAAAAGATTCGGCGTTAGTTTTGCCGGTGCCATCTTCGACGATTAAAGTCATTGGAGTGTCCTGCTTGGATGATCGTGGAAACCCCCTGACCCCGATTTACTCGGGGGCAAGGGGCTTGGGCTATCAACCGAGCAGCAGAGCGGTGTGCTCGGGCTTAATCAGCTTCACGCCCCAAGCCAGAGCGATCTCATAGCGCACTTTGCGGTAGCCGGGATATACCGCTACCTCGAAAGTCAGGCCGGAGCGCGGGTCAGTAACAGCAGACACGTCAATCGCCATATCGCCTTCGACGGGACGTTCGGGCAGGCGGGTAGCCAGCACGATTGCGCTTCTGTTGAAGGCCATGTTACGGGCAGAGGTCGCCACTTTCGTGATCGCCACTGTGCCGGTCGCAGCGGTTGCAGTACGCAGGCCGGGAGCCTGAATAGTGATCGAGCCAGCAGCAACAGCCTGAATGACGTACTGGTTGACACCAGATTCGTGCGCCAGAGTGATAATGTCACCAGCACCGAGGCCAGCAGTATAATCCGCAGTCGCTACCAGAACCGTTGCGCCAACAGCTCGCACAGCAGAGGTCAGAGTGCCAGCAGAGAAACTGCCCGCAGTCTGAGTGACGATCTGGCCCGACTCGCGCAGCATCATCCCCGCAGTTGTCAGGAAGACGCCCTGACGCATGATGCTGTCATCTGCGGCCACAGCGTAATTGCCCTGCAAGCCGAGGAACTTGGCACCTGCTGTAGTGTTCATGACCAGATGGTTATCGCTGACCGGAGCACCGTTATCCTTGAGGATTTTCAGCGCATTTGTGGCATCGGTAAAGTTGCCAGAAGTGCCGAAAGGAGTGGTAGCAGCAGCACCAGTTGCGCGGCTGAATTGGCTCTGCAATGCAGCAAGATCAGTTTCAACCTCGTTCACCGCAGCGCGCATCGCCTGCATCATCTGGTTGTTGCGAATGTCAGGGTAGCCGGGGCCAGAATTCAAGCCGCGCTGTTCTTCGCCGTCCCAAGAGAACGGCCAAGCGCGGTATTTGCTGATCGTGATCGCGGAATTGCCGACCACTTGGTCAGCTTCTGCGGGCACTGCCATTGCTGGGGTAATATCGCCCCCGGCAGTATTGGCAGCAGTGATTGGAACGTAAACTGTTTGATTCTTTGCCACTCGGTCAACGCGAGCATCCATTGTCACGGCGGGAATCAGGCCAGTCAGCTCGCGGGAAACAACATCCAGCGAAGCGTAAAGATTGGGAAGCATATTGGTCAAAGTATTTGTAGTCATAGGGCACCTGTTCGATTATTTGATAAGAGGTTTTATTCCTATCGGCTCAACCGAACGGATGCAATGGCCCAGCCACTGTTCAAGCAACTCCGACAGCATAACAAAGCTGCCGGAGTTTTGCAAAATTGTCAATCGTTGGTCAGCGTTCCGCCTTTCTTGGCGAATTCAGACTTTTGCCCAGAGGATAGTGCTTCAAAGGCAGACCGGCTCATCTTCATGCCGTCGCTGCTCTTGCCACCGCCCCCGTTCGCATTGCCGCCTGAGTTGTTCGGGGCGGAAACGAAATGCTTTCCTTCCTCGCCAGCCGCCCATTCCTTGACCGCTGTCGCTAAATCTTTATCGCCAATCTTGGCAATTCGTTTATCTCCATCGGCCACTATTGCGGCGCTTCCCTTGAGCAGCGCCTGTGCTGCTTTGAGAAATTGCGGGTTTGTGATGCCAGCTTTTGAAAGCTCTGCCGTCAGCCCGTTCTCGATCAGCAGAGTCTGCGTAAACCCGGATTCTTTCCTGAGAGCTTCAGCGGCATCCTCCGCTGCTTTTTGGAATCCTTTTCCATCCTTTGAAAGTCTGGCATTGTCTGCCATCAGCGTTTCAATTTGCGTTTCGAGCTTTTCCATATCCGCCGGGTCAATCGCTTTGCCGACTTTCAGCTTGCGTACTTCCGAGATCAATTCGGCGTTTTTATCTTTAAGACCGCTGATAACTTCGTCGATGTACTCTTGCAGTTCTGGTGTAATTTCAGGCTTTGCCATAGTGTTTGCGCCTCCAGCGCGGGTTTTGGGTCACAGACCCTATTGGTATTTGTCTTGCAACTGCTTCAGAGACAGAGGCGAACCCCTGCCGTTTACAACATCGGAAAGCGTAATCTTGCCGCTTGTGTAAAGCTCGGCCCGACCCTTGCCCAATATCTCAACCTGCTTTTCTTTTGACTGTCTTCCTAGCCAATCCCCGAAGGTAGTCTTTGCCGAGACCGGCCCGCCACCCGCCGCCCTGCCACCACCCGGCTCGCCGGTCGTCACACGACCGACCAACAGGCACCGGCAGTTTATGTGCTTCGGGTACGTCGGGAACGGCTGGCTGTGGTCAATCGGCGTCTTGTCTTTATTCCACTCCAGCCCATCGAGCGGGGCGCAGATCAGGCAAGTGTGCGTGTCCAGCGTAGCGAGCGCCCGGTATCGCTTGATAATGTCATAGTTGGCCTCGTATACGGCCATTCTAGCATCGTTCGCCACGGTGGACACGGAAGTATGCACCAGTGCCCTCGCGCCTTCCTTGGAGGTCTCCAGCACGCTTAAGGCACGCTGTGTGATCTGGCCCGCAGTTTCAGAGGCAGCAATGCCTTGGCGAACCTGCTGAGAGAATTTAAAAGCGGCGTCAGAAGATTGACGCGCCCACCAATCGCTCGATGGCGCTCCGAGAATCATGGCGTTGCTCACTGCCCGCTCGATCACCTCGGCGGATGGCAGCACTGCTGAAACGCCAAGCGATACAGCCGTCACTTTAGAGGCGACGCTGGCAATGCCGAGAGAGGCTTCCTGTGCCACAACTGCGGCTTGCCCGTAATAATCTGCAATCGTGCGCTTGATCTGCAAAAGCTGTTTTTCAATTCTCGCCTTTCGCCATTGCGTATAGTTTGCGCCAGCAACCTCGGCCAGAAGCTCACGCTGTAATCGCTTCAGCACAGCGATGACGTCGGCCTGTGCCGATACCGTCACTCGCTGAATATCAAGCTGAAGCTCGATTGCTTTGTCGATGGCAACTGTCACACGGCCCCCATTCCGGCAGGCGCAGAGTTAATTCGCTCTTGCTCCTCCTCAAACGTCACGCTGTCGGAAACAATCTCGCCCCGTTGCAGGTTATCGAACAACGTGTGCTGCGAGATTGCGCCAGCTTGCCAGCTTGATACCAGCGCGGTCAGTTCTTGCGCGGATAAGCCGACCGGCAAAAAGTCTGTGCTGATCTGGTATTTTATCTCGCCGCTCTGCCCAGCCCAATCGCTGAAAATGCGAAGGCACCGGGTCATGGTTGCGCTGACTACCTGCGACATGGCGGCAAGCTGGGACTGCTCGCCAGAAGATCGCTGTTGCAGGGCGATACCGGACTCCGCGCTCGATTGCTGCTGTTCAAGCATCCGAGCGCCAAGCACCGCCATTTGCTTTTCTTTCATCATCAGATTCTTTTGCAGCGCCTCGAAATTGCCGCTGATCTCTGCATAGTCCATTTTTGCATTTGGGTCTGGAAAGCACAGCGCAGAAGTGCCACCGACTCCAAGACTTTCCTTGATGCCAGACTCGCTGACGCTTGGCGAATAGCCCGAGATGTATGGCGTCGGCAATCCTTGAAAATGACAGCCATGCTCCCAATCGGCTGAGACGCCGTAGTGGTGCAGATTCATTGTCATCAAATCAAGTAGGGGCGGCGTTTCTACTTCATCGCCAGTGCCGTCCACGCCGAAGAACACAAACGGAATTGAGGACAATGCCTTCCCGTTCATTACCGGATAAATTTCCGAGCCTTCGACAAGCTCATCCTCGCCGCGAATGTTTATTCTAAAAACTCGCTGCCTGTAGCCTATCGGCGTCAGATCAAGAACGCGATATCTGTCTTCATAGTCTTGAGAAAATTCAGTGTCGCCAATATACGCTTCTTCTTTCAAAACAATCAGCGTGTACTGCATAGAATTGTTAATTCGCTGGCGCTTCCAATTGATGATGTCGGTCGCTTCGTATTTTGCCATCCTCGGCCTCAGTCCCTGAGCCTCAGCCTGAGCCACGGTAATCGGGCGACCGTCTGCATTGACCGGCATCGGCGGGTAGTCAATCAACACGCCGATTCGACCAGTGCTTAAAAGCTCCTCGCAGATTTCTTGCGTAAAAGTGTCAATGTCGGTGCCAGCCATATCCACATCGTTCATGTAATCGACAACACCCGGCGGGACAGGGCTTAAAATTGGCGCTTTTCGGAACAACATTCCTTTTAAACCTGAAATTGTTTTCCAGTAAGCATTAAAGAAAGGCGTTCGATTCTTTCGCGCATCATATTCTGCCTTTGTCTCGCCGCTTAATTTGGGCAAATATTTTACTCCACCTTCGTGGATTTCGTATTCGCCTTCAGCCGAATCATCGCAAGCTTTCCAAATTTCGAGAGATTCGCTGTAATCGGGGTGCTCTGTTCTTACGCCGTTGGTCGCCATGTTTAAATTCCTGAGAGGCTTGCTCGAATCATTGGCCTTTGAATTGGGAATCGACGGTTTATGAAATATCTCATGCCGTCCGTCCAATCATCGAGGCTTGGGTGAGTGCTAAACTTTTCTGGGTCGCCGTTCTTGTCGTAGCCCTGCGACTCAATCGCGGCGGCTAAATTCGGGCACTTATCTGTGTTCACGAACATCGAATCGTGGGACAGCAAAGCATTGACTGCGTTCACGCTGTCTCGTATAGCCGGGTTAGCAGCAGGGCAGTCGATTGAAAGCCCAGCATCGCGCAGTAATTGAATATCTGTTTTGCTGGCGTTTGTGCTGCCTGAGTTTCCAGAGGCGTCAGGGTAAATCGTCAGCGTTCTTCCGGGTTTCTTAAACCTTTGCACCTTGGCAATAAAGTCTCGGGTGTCGTGGCTGATAAACTCATCGACAGCGATCGGCTTGTTGTTCTCCGTCAGCCATACTGTAGCGCAAGTGCCGCCAATGTTAAAGTCTAGCCCGATGTGCAAATAATTGTCGCTCTCGGTAATCTCTCGCGCCCTGTGGTGCTTTGCCCTGCTGAAGAAATGGTACACCTTGTTGCGCGATAAGCTCACGAACTCCCCGCTCAGGTACATATCGGCCAGAAGCGGGTCGTAGTTTGTCCTGATCTGCTCGATGTAGCTATCCGGCAAGTATGGATTGCTGGCCGTTGGCGCTTTTATAATTCTGTAACCATCCGCCGGATTCTTGACCCACTTTGCGTAAGTAAAGCCAGCATAGCCGTGGTCAGGGGTAGTCACGTTGCCTATACTGTTTTTGCCTTTGCATCGCTGCCGGTTTCGCTCCGAGACTTTGCGCCAGACAATTTCTGCCTTGTCTTTTGGCAGCGTGTCCAGCTCGTCCACAATCGAGTGCGCCACCTCATAGGAAACGATACGCGCCGGGTTATCATATGAGCGAAAGATGATGTCTCCATAACCTTCCAGATCAATTGACCAAGTAGACTTATTGGTTTTATATGGGATGTTCAGCTTTTCGAGCAGCTCCTGCGTGCCGGGTACAGCCCTGAGTCTAAGCAGGTCATACGTCGGCATATAGTGCGCGGTGTTGATGGCAGGCTCGGCCAGCATTTTAAGCAAAAGCCGGGTGCTGCCCGCCATAGTCTTGCCGCTGCCAAGCCCGCCAACAAGCGCCGGGAACGTATCCTCGCAGAATGTAAATTCTTCCTGTGGCTCGGTGAGCGCGAGCTGCATTATTGAGCGCCTTCTTCTTTGGGCTTTGTTGACCGAATGATCTCAATTACTCGATCAGCAGCATCGGCGGGAAGTTCCTCGCGGTCATTCTCGCGCCAGCCCATGCGGGTCTTAGCCCAGAACATCGAGCCGCGCAGACAGTCGGAGTAAGTTGCACCTTTTTCCATAGCGCGACCACTGGCGGCGTCGAATAGGAATTTGCCGACCATTGCGCTTGCTCTTATTGCTGCATCATCAAGTTCTTTGCGGTAATACTTCGACATTGTTTTATCGTCAATGCCGATATATGCCGCAATTTCCTTGACGGGTATACCGTAAGACTTCAGCGCCGTTATCTCGGCGCGAATCTTGTCGGTTGGCTCATGGGGTGCGCGGGACATTATTGTGCCCCTGATAGAATATGGAGCGTATGGGTCGGTGCTGCCCCGCCGCTTTCTGGCTGGTCACCAGAGTTAGCCTGCTTCATACGCTTGGGGTAGGGTTTTACTAATGGTAACACTTTTTCTCGCATTTCGGCGTCTAGGGGCATGAGGTAGCGGTGCTTGCCTGTTGTGACCACGATCTTGCACTGACTAGGCTTTGCCGTTTTTCTTACTGCCCCTTGCTGGATATTCCAGCCTTTTTCAGAGACTTGCCTAGAATGCAGCCTCTTTCCATCTTTCCAATATTCTTTGCCTTTTTGTGTGTCTCCAGAGTAAAGCCAATTACCTGCCTGATAAATGCCGCCATGATGCCCGTATTGAGGGTCAGCAAAAGAGACGATTAAGCGCAAATCAGGGCTGTTACGCTGCAAAAATTGCATTGCAAGTTTAGCAATTCGAGACACAGGCGATTCGTGCGCTTTCAGTGCTATGCGCGTAAGCTCACAGCCTTGATCTTGAGTTAATCCATAAGGAGCCATTAGATTGGATGATGCGCCTCTGCTGAAAATTACAACACCTATAAACTTCCCTTTCTCCCAGACACCAACTTTCACTAATGGCGGCACTGGTATGCTTTTGCTGTAATGCCAATTCTCACAAGCATATTTTGCTGCTTCATGGGTTGCCCAATCTATACGCAGATCGACTTTAGACAAGGCCGCCGAACCTCTCTGCGCCAAACTTGTTTTGAAACGAGAAAATGGCCTCTGCCTCAGATTCACCACCTGATGAGATCATCACAACCTTTTTGTTGTCAATAAGCCCTGTATACACTTTGGCATTTCCTGCTTCTGCCTTTGTCTCAAACCTTCCGAGAATGTTCTTGTTTTTTTGTTCTATGCTCATTTTTCATGGCCTCTGCTATCAAATTCCTCACCGCAATTCGGGCAGACAATAATCTTCGGATCTAGTTGATCTAACTTCCCCTGGTCGTCTTCAGTGCCGGGAGCAAATTCTTTGTCGGTGACTATTTCGAACATTTCCTGATGTGCAAAGCCAGTTAAGTCTAAATCAAAACCAAGCGCTTCCAGCTCCGCAAACTCCACCCTCAACATCTCCTCGTCCCAGCCAGCATCGAGCGCCAGCCTATTGTCAGCAATGACGTATGCACGCCTCTGAGCGTCGCTAAGGTGGCTTGCCTCGATGACTGGTAGTTCATCCATGCCAAGCTTTTGCGCGGCCATAACGCGCCCGTGGCCTGCTACAATGCCACTGGCGCCGTCGATGATGACTGGATTTAGAAAGCCAAATTCTTTTATGCTGGCAGCGATTTTAGATATTTGCTGCTCGGAGTGCGTGCGGGAGTTTCGAGCGTAGGGAATAAGGCTGTCTGTCTTGACGGTTTTATATATCGGAAATTGCGTTTTCACATTGACCCCCGGCCAGTATGATTATGCTCTCTCTGAGAGCGTTGACGCCCTGCCAGCAGCACTCGGTGCTGAGGCAAGGCGCATTATTACCACTTCACTTTGTTTGCCCAATATGCGGCAGACATTTTGCCTTTTGCAATGTTCTCGGCGTGTCGAGCCTTGAAGCTGGCCCGCCGTGCTTTATCTGCCTCAGACTCGTTTGCCCGTGGCGGAGATCCGCTGACACCCTGCTGCCCGAATCGAATCGTTTTGATCTCGTCGCCAACCTTCGCAACAACAACATGGCTTTTCGTCGGATGGCTCGGCGTTTTCTTGGGCTTGTTGAAGCCTTCAACGCCTACCCGTTCGAGCCTTGGGTCTTTTTTCGCCACAGAATTTACCTCTCAGCGTCCAATGGGACAATATTACATCAAATTTTCGGCTTTAGCGACCAGTACTGCCAAAGCCGCCCGCTCCGCGCTCTGTGCTGGTCAAGGCGTCGACTTCGATAAGATCGGTATGCAGGTATGGCATGACGACGATCTGCGCTACAGCGTGTCCTCTGCGTATGTAGTGCCCGCCATTGCCCGCAGTGTAGATCAGACATAGCTTTATCTCGCCCCGGTAGTCAGAGTCTATCACGCCGACCGAGTTAGCCAGTGCAACGCCCGCTTTACCCACGCTTGAACGTATGCAGACCAGCCCGACGTAGCCCTGCGGTATCTCAATTGCAATACCCGTCCCGAGCATCACTGATGCGCCTGACGATACAAGCACGTCGGCGTCGGCGTACAGATCAAGCCCCGCTGAGTTGGGGCTGCCCCGCGTGGGGGTGATAGCAGTAGTCGTGAGTTTCTTGAATTTCATCTGCGCGTCACCTCATAGCCTTCAGGCAGCATTGAGTTTATGTCGGCGATCAGGGCAGGGATGGACTCAGATGCAGCGACGGCAGAAACAAGGCGGGTGAATAATTCAACCTTTGCGGCCTTCTCGATTAAATCCCACGGGATTTCTAGTGTAGGCTTGCTCTCGGCAGGGAGGATGGGGCGGTAATGGGTTAGCTGTTCATCTGCCCACCTCCAATCGCTAGCTAGAAGATGGCCAGCCGCCTCGTTATTATAACTAAAAAGCACCTCCACTCTGGCATCGGCGGGAAGCGGGCGCTTTTTGCTTTTGCCATCCCACTTAATCCAGCCCTCGTCGTCGGCCTCGACAACGCGCCATGCTTTGTCGTCGTAAAACTCCGTGGCGGAATAAACTTTGTGCTCTTTCGTCTCTCGGTTTACTAAGTATTTCATGTCATTCTCCTTAAGCTTTAGTGTTAATTATTATTCCGGTCTCAACGGTTTGCAGGTACTGCGCGGCCTGCGATTGTTTAATCAGGTCAACGATCAGCGCCAGCTCTGCCTGTTTTTCGAGGTCTGTCATGTCGCCCCCTTGTTGTCGATGATGGCGCTCATACTCTGCGCGGCCTGAGATTCCGTTTTCTGGTTGTGCGTCTTGCACCAGCCGACTGATCGCTTGGCTTCCGCGCCTTTAGCGCAACACCACGAGTTAAATTTCTTTAAACGCAAATTCCCGGCCTTGTTGAAATGCGAACACCCTTTGCAGTGCTCGGGCTTCATGATTGCTCCTTGTCGATGATGGCGCGGAGTGTTAGAAACGTTTCTTCATCTGCTGCGAATGGAGATGCTTCAGCGCAATACTGCAAGCGCTCCAGCAGCTCCACACTCACAACCCTGTGCGTGTCGGGGATGGCGTAAACCTGATGCACGCCGTCAGGCAAATCCACGCGCATTTGCAGTTCAATATTTTCCATCCCTGCCGCCCCTCGCCAATGCGAAACGCAGATTGATGCCACCGGCTTCAGCTCATTCATTATTTTTCTCCTTGCTCGCGGTGAGCGTGTTATATGCCGCTAACAGCTCGCCGGGAGAATCAAACCCTGCCGCCTTAATAGCGTTATAGTCTGCGCGGTGCATTGCCAGTTCGGTCGGCTGCGATGATGCAACCGGCTCTGATAGGGCGGCTAGAATTATGTCCCGCAGTACTTCGTTGTCACCCATCACACACGCTCCTGCGCTGCGCTCTCGCCTGCCAGTGCGAAGTAAGCTGCACCATCCTCATATGAGTCGGATCGGTATCTGCCAGCCTGTGCCCGGACCATCTTCAAGCAGGTCATGAACAGCCATCCTTGCTCGTCGGTCAGCCCGTGCCCTGTTAGGATATTGAACATCGACACGGTCTTGCCTATGCTTCTTTCGCCGCCCTGCTGGTCATACGTCGCTGCACGTTCTTGCATGTGCTGCGCTGCTGTTTGGAGTATATCGGGAGCTGTAACTGGTTTCATTTCTCTGCTCCTTTAATGCCGTTGCGGCATATTCCCATAGGCGAGAGCGTCATGCCAGAAGCGCCTCGCGCAACTTCAGTAATCTTTTTACCGGGCGTGTTGAGAAAATTCTTTATCTTGTCGGCAAGGATTGCCGGGTCGGCTTTCTTTGGCTGTGTCGTTGTCTCTGACAGTTTTCTAAAATAATCTTTTGAATGCACGGCGTAGTCCTCGTTGAATTTCATTCCACCCACTCCCCGGCTGCTAGAATGTGCAGCAGCTTTGTTTTTTGTGCGTCCCTTGCTGCGTCCATTGCTGCGTACCCTGCTGCGTCCCTTGCTGCGTCCATTGCTGCGGCCCTTGCTGCGCCCCTTGCTGCGTCCATTGCTGCGTCCCTTGCTGCGTCCATTGCTGCGGCCCTTGCTGCGCCCCTTGCTGCGCCCCATGCTGCGTCCCTTGCTGCGTCCATTGCTGCGTCCATTGCTGCGTACCCTGCTGCGTCCCTTGCTGCGCCCAGCTCCTCGTCTGTCGCCAATCCGTCCGAGTGCCTCCACGCTACATCAAGGGCGACAATACTTCGCTGGTCTGTCATCAAGTGCTGCACTTGTCTAGCGCACCATACGGCGTACTTTCTCCATAATCTGTCGTGCTCTGGCATGCAGCGCATGCACCACAGCGTGTCGTCTAAACCGTTACTTTCTAGCACATCGGACAGCGGAAACTCTGCGCCCATATCTGCACTTTTGCCACCCTTGGACTCTAGCACATTCTTCCATCCGTCGGTGCACGGGCTGGCGTCTCTGATTTTTTGCAGTGTGATTGTTATCATTTAAGCACCTTCTCGCAGGTGTAGCGGGTGTCTTGATAAACAAAGCTTCCGTAGTTGTCGCAGGTCTCGATTATCCCCCGCTCCGCCGTTCTCGTTCATTTCACACCTTTATAAAATATATGGTCGTTGATCTTTGCCACAACATTTTCACTTTGCGCCCAAAATGGGACAGATTCGGCTCTGTGATAATGCGTGGCCCCGCCCGTAGGGTCTTTCAGAAAGTTTGTTGCTGTTAAAATCGTGATGATGACTGCTCTGGCGTATGCGTCTTGGTCGTAAATATCCTCGCGCAGTCCGTCACACATGAAAGAAAACTGGCATTTTTTTCTGCGCTGTTCGTCCTCATGCACAACGTCGCAAGCAGTACTCGGGTAGCCATCTGATGCGGTGCGGTTATAAATAACCCACGCTACTGCTGCTTGGCCCTCTATCGGTTCGCTCCGGGCCTCGAAATAAATTGCTGATGCTACGCAAAGAATTGCAGCCATCATAACTGCGAATCCTGCGCCGTGGCGTTTAGCGCCGCAATTATTGCGTCTGCCGTGACGCCCTCACTCATTGACATTGTAGCCAGCAGCACCTCGATTATCTGGCCCCTGTCTAATCTTTTTTCCTGCGCGAACTGGCTAAACAGTCGGCGCACATCGTCTGACCTGACGTAGCAAACGTCACTTCCTATTTTTTGCGGCGATTCGTGTGCGTCCAGCCATGCCTCAATATTCATTTAATTTCATCCCACTCTAAGGTTTTTTTGTATGGAACATCTGAAAGCCGACGATATGAGTCTGGCCGCTCGGTTGCCGTGTAGCTGTGCCTATACCCTGCCTCTCTGTCGATAATCGCCTGCATCGGGTGCGGCGTGTCGGAGATGCGCTTGATGTCACTGGCAAAGAATCTCAGCATCGCACACCTCGGAAAAAATACTCAGGAGCTTCTGGCGCATCCTCTGGGCCATCACACTCAGGCTCATAAGTTCGCAGAGCCTCCTGAATCAAATCGTGTATTTCTCTATCTGCCGAAGCTGTCAGCATATGCGCCGGTAGTTCCTCGTAAACCTTCCCCTTGCTGTCGAGCACATACAGGCAATCTAAATCCCAGTCGCCATCTGCATAGCTGCTGATCTCAGCAGCAAGGTCGATGCTGTAAAAAGTGATCTTTATCATAGGACCACCATTATCCCGATCAGCACTGCCAGCAGGCAGCATCCAATCATTGCAAGAGCTTCTTTCATGCTGCCACCTCGCAAGCCGACAGATTCTTGGTCAGGCCAAGCTGCTGTTTTGCAAAGTAGCCGACCGAATACTCTTGACGCTTTGCGCCAGTGCGGCTGGCATAGCCGCTTGCGCCATTGCCATCGATATCGATGACCTCTGTGATGGTTACCCGCTTGTCGCTGATCTTGTCAGCCTTGGCAGTGATCGTGACACTGCGCCATCCGGCGTTGGTTTTTACTGCTGAATCGTATTTTATAATCATTTTTCATTTTCCTTTTGATGGCCGTCCGTGGCCGTTGTTTTTAGGCTGCTGCAAGTTGGTAGTCAGAGTGAAACACTCCGACTGAGTAGGAAAGCGAGCGTACTGCCCATTTTTTAGCGCTTTCAAGGTTTCCTTTTTCCATAATTGAGATGGCGTCAGACAAGCAAAGCCTTGCGCTAGAATCCATTTGAGCGCCGTTTCCAACGTGCTTGCGAGCTATTACAATCGCCTGTTCTGTGTTCATGCTGCTTTCCCTTTTGCCCCCGCTGAATTGCGGTATGTGCGTACAATAGCCCAACTGTTTTGCATTGTAAACAGCTATTTTGCACTATCTTGATCTTTTTTAGCGAAGCAACCCAGAATTACCACCCCGAACAGCTCCGCCTTGTACTTGTGCCAGTTCGTCAGGGTCTGGCGACTGACGCCGGTCATGCGGGAAACGTCCGCCAGACTTTTGACGCCTGACGTTCTTGCCCATGATGACGCTGTGCTTTTATCAATTCTCATGCTCTTGCTCCAAGTCCGTTGATTACGAAAAATTCCACATCCTTCGCTGCCGGGAGAATTCCCGACACCGCCAAGCCGTCTGGACCGTACAGCATCCAGCCCCGCATTGTGTTTTTCAGTGTATAGACCTTGCCGCCTGCCAAAATCTCCTGCCCGTCTGCGACGTGCCCCTTCATCGCCGTGAAGCCCTGCGCCGTTGTCCTCATCCCCATACCCTCTCAATTTCCTCAATGCAGATTCGGACCATATCTGCTGTCGGCGTGGTCGGCGGGTTCGAGAACACCGACGCGATGCCGTCCGTGTCAACCCCGTAGAACCAGACATAGCCATCTTGCCTGATGGCCTCTATGTCGAGCTTTGGGAATCGCCTCCTGATCGCTTTGTTGACCTGCGCCATGTTTGCCATTTTCTTATCCTCGATTCGATTGCACGAAAACGTATCCGCCCTTCGTTCCGCCAGCGACCCAGTGTGCCTCGAACGCTTCCGCTGTCCATCCGAGCTTCCGGGCCAGTGTCGCCGCTGCGAGTGCGTGACTATCGACGCCCTCGGACAGCTCATGCGGGTATCCGATAAATATTTTTATCCCGCTGGCCGATGTGGCGCTGATGCGTGAGCCTTTGGTGTTGGTCGGGCCGTGGTACTTGGTCTGAATTGATTGGCGTGCGATCATTTTGATTTTCCTTGGTTGATGGCCATCCTTGGCCGGGTGTTTAATAAAAACGATTCTCGTATTCAGCTGATGCCGCCGCCTCTGTGTGCCCATCGCAATATTCGTCCCACACGTTTTCTAGCTCAATCTCGCAGTGCTCAAAAGAACCGATTGCCAGAATTTTGTCATCAAAAACCAATTCATAGCTTTCGCCTACCTGATAAATGTGAATATCTGATTTCGTAAATTCTCTCATGATCGTTCTCCTTGGGGTGATGGCCGTCCGTGGCCGTGGTTTTTAGTAAATATCATTTTTCCGGTCTGACTTAACATCCCACTTGCCATCGACAAGGGTGTAAATCTTTGTGTCGTAAATCGTGCCGCTACGCTCAACCATCGAAGCCCTGAGCATATAGCGCACATATCTTGCGCGTTGCACAAACACCATCACCGCGCCGCCTTGCTGAAGGCGGGAAAGTAATTTCTTTGGGGATTCGCCAGCCACAACCTGCACGTCAACAACACCTCCGCCAGCCATCGTCGCACAGGAAATTGTCCTATCTTTGCACACCTTTGCTGTAAAGCCGTTGATGCTGAGAGTTGCCATTTTCTTATCCCTTTATTCTGGCCCGCTTTATTGCTGGCATGGGAGTAATATAATCAAACTGTTTTACGTTGTATACAATTATTTTACCTTTTTTCATAATTATTGTAAGTGATTGATTTCTATATTAAAATTAACCGTCATTTTCCTTGGCCTTCTGGCTCCTTCCCCTGCCGCACATATGCCGCAGGGGTTTTTTTTGGCCCCGATTATCATGCTTCTGCGCGACAGCATCGTCAGGGGTACAGGGGTACACCCCTATAGGGGTGTGTACCGTTCTGTACCCCTAAAACGAGCTTTTTGCCCCCTTTTGGGGTACAGGTACAAAAAGGCGTTTGTACCCCTCTGTACCCTTTTGTACCCCCAACTATTTGACACTTTTCCTCATCATCATCGCGCTCGCCTGAGCATCGTCTGTAACTATCCAGCCGTGCTCATGCGCAGCGATCACCTCGCTGATAAGTAGGTCTGCCACCGGCCTGCCAGCCTGCGACGGCTTGGCATAAAGCTTGGCACTGGCTTCCTTGACGCCAAGATTATTGACGACGTACTCGATAAAGCCGCTGCGAGAAAGATAGGGCCGCTCCTCGCGCTCCTCCGCGCCAGACGCCCACCACGCGCTTTCAAACAGCTTGCGGTGCTTGGACAGCTTGTCCATCTTCTCCGCCTTCGCAGGCGCCTCAGCAGCCACTACCACCGCGCTCGTCACCTGCTCGCCGTCCTCATCCATCCAGCCCGTTATCGGGACTGACTTCAGGTGAACATAGAGCGGAAGCGCCATTTCAGCATCTTTGGATTTCCTCTGAATAATCTCGATCGGGGCGTCCTCCGCTTTCGGCGGCACGACGCTGATCTCAATGTCGAGCGCCCCGCGCCAAGCAGAACTGCCTCTCGCCCGGTGCTGGACCTCATCGCTCACGCCGGTGTGATGCACCAGTAAGACTGAGCAAGCGAACTCGCTCATCAAAGAGCCGCAGGCATCCAGCATAGTCTTCGCATCCTGCGCGGAATTCTCATCCCCGAGTAGGAAGCGATGCAGGGTGTCGACGATGATAATGCTGGGCGTTATCGAGCCGCCTCGGATCGCGTCACGCACCCGCTGATACCCGGCAGGCGTGTTCAGGTCGCAGCCGTCTTTGCTGAGGTACATATCCAGCGCGCCCGCGCTGTGGTGTTGTTTCCACGCCGCGATCCTCCCGCGCAGACCGTGATGGCCCTCGCCAGCGAGGTAGACCACCGTCCCGGTCTTGACCCGGTTGCCGTGCCAGAGATCAAACCCCGCCGCGATATTCAGGCACATATCCAGCACGACAAAGGTTTTACCGCCGCCTGAAGGCCCGTGCACCATTATTAAGGCATCCTGCTGTAGCCAGTGCTTAACCAGCCAGCCAATTGGCGATGGCTGGGCGCAGAAAGAATCAGCGTGTATCAGCCAGCCGTCTGTCTTTGGCAGCAGCAGCCCGATCAGGTCATGCCCCGCTTGCGCGTAATCGTTCGCGTCACCCGGCAGCGGAGGCATGATTACCCTCGCGCCATACTTTGCCGCTGCTTGCTCTGCGTACCTCATGCCGACGCCCGACTCGTCATTGTCGGCAACAATCACAAGATCATCGTGGGTGCGCCTTATGATCTCGGCCACCGGGACAAGGTTGCTCGCGCTGTAGGAAACGAAAACCGGGGAGCTGGTAACCTCATGAATCGTCGCCGCAGTCGCAAAGCCTTCGGCCAGATAGACGGTTTTAGCGCCATCAATGACGCCGACGCTCCAGAACCTTGCGCCGGTCGCCCCGCCTTGATGATACTTTTTATCACCGTCCGCGCTGATGTATTGCAGGGAGGAAAGCTGTCCGTCCTCGTCATATAAAGGCACTATTAAACGACCGTCGCCAGTTACTCTCGCCCCGTGCGGCTGTACGCCTTTGCGGGCAAGGTAAGGATGGTCGGCACTGGCCGCGCCTGCGTTCGTCCAGATTTCTGTCACCGTGTCCGCCGCGACTTCGCGTGTCCTCGCCTGTTCTTCATCCCGCGCCTTTCGCGCCTCTGCCATGCGCCTGCTGTTTGCCATCTCCTCGGCCACTGTCAGTTTGCGCCCTATGTCAGCTTTGAATGGGTGTTCCAGCCCGAGCCGCCAGCAACCGAAATGCCCAGCCGGAACGCCATCGAGGAAGCCTATATAAAAGCCGCTTTTATCTTGCCCGCCTCGCCCTTTGGTGCCTGTCCGGAAGCGATGAATTTTGCCATCGAAAACGATGTGATCTGGAGCCTCAAGCCCTGCCGCTATCATCGCATCCCGCATCTGGATTTCGGGTGGTGTCACTATTACTGCCTGCGCGACGGGGGGCGACCAAGGCCCGCCGAGGATATTCGTGAGGTCTGCCATATTATTGTGCCGCCCCTTGAAAGTAAGCCGTGAGCCGCCGCATGGTCTCAAATGTGGGGTTTGTCTTCTCCCCGTCCCTGATTGCCCGCAAGGTGTTGTAATGTAGTCTCGCCCCGTCTGCCACGACAGCCAGCCGTCTATCCGCAAGCTTTTGCCTTATTTCATCTAACTGCATGATTTCATTCATATTTATAAACTCCTTCGAAAGTGTGTTTACATCATAATATAAATTAAGTATATTGTATACCACATCGCAACCGGATTGGCCGAACGCGATAGTAAGGAGATGCAATGGCTATACAACTGAAGAACACGGCCCAAGTTGCCGT